AGACACTGTTGTAATGACTGTTATACACGGAGACTTAGCATAATGGCTAGTGAACTTAAAGTAGATAAATTTACAGGCGTAACCGCAGCAGGGTCTATTGATGTTACAGGTGAAGGTGGTAGCACAACAACTAATCTGCAACAAGGATTGCTTAAATGCTTTATGGACTTAAATGGCACTGGCACTATAGCTTTACGAGATAGTTTTAATATAGCTAGTGTCACTGATAATGGAACAGGTGATTATACAGTATCCATAAACAATGACTTTGCCAGTATTAATTATGTTTATGCAGGAAGTGCAGAAAACAGCACTGATACTCAAAATGGCAGAGGGGTTACAGGATTTTCAAATCAAATTTTAGCAGGTAGCTCACAATTAAGAGCTTGCACTTTGAGTAGTAACTCTGCTGAAGATTTAGCACATATTAGAGTTGGTTGGTGGGGAGACCTTGCATAATGGCTAGTATATTAAGAGTAAACACATTAACAGATGCAAGTAGTAATAATTCTACTGCTATGAGTACAATCAATCAGGGTACAGCAAAAGGTTGGTGTCATTTTGTTGGAACAGATAGCAGTCCATCTTATTCTGATTCTTTTAATATGAGTGGATTAACAGATAATAGTGCTGGGGAACAAGCGATCAGTTTTTCAAATGCTATGGGTAATGCTTTTTATGCTGCTCATGTTACTGGTTCAACAAATAGAAATGGATGTATAGATACAACAACTATCGCAACTTCTGGTTGCACTCTTCAGACAAGAGCAGACGGAAACACTGCTACGGATGCTGCCTATGTTTTATTTTCTATGAAAGGAGACTTAGCATGACCAAAGCAGCAGAATTAGCAAAGATGGGTGAAGTCTTAACCAATAGTCAGATTGGTGGGCGAAGGAATATTGTTATTAATGGTGCTATGAAAGTGGCACAGAGAGGCACTTCAACTACTGGACTTCAGAATACTGGTGGTGTTTTCACTATTGATAGATTCTCTCATAGAAGGGGTGGAACTTGGAGTAATTTCGAAGCTAAACATGAGCAAGTAGATGTTACAGACAGTTTACCTGTATCGGCAGGACTAAATCATGCACTTAGAGTTACTTGCACAACTGCTGAAGGAAGTGTTCCTTCTAGTAGTGAAGCAGTAGCTATTGGATATTTTCTTGAAAAAGGTGATACACATCAATTAGGTGTTGGTACATCTTCTATGTCTACATCGATTCTTAGCTTTTATGTCAAATCATCTATAGCGACAACTTTTGGAGTATCAATCACTGCTAATCAACATAACACTGCACAAGTGTTAAGGATGCCATTTACTATAAGTTCAGCCAACACTTATCAAAGAATTACTTTAACTATACCTACCTATAATGTTGCATTAGACAGTGACCTTGATACTGCTCAAGGATGGATAATGCATTTTATGTTGGATGGAACGGCAGCATCAGAAACAAACTCTGTTTGGGGTACAAAAGTTGACGGTAATGTTTTAATGCCTAAAGATGTAAGCACCACAGGTTTTTCTAACACACTTAATGCAACATTTGAAATTACAGGAGTACAGCTAGAAAAAGGTAATAAAGCCACACCATTTGAGCATAGGTCATTTGGGGAAGAATTAGCTTTGTGTCAGAGGTATTGTGTTCAGATTGTTAATACTGAGAATGGATCTGCACATATAATACTTCCCGGTATGTCAAGAGGAAGCACTAATAAGAATTTTACGTTGCCCCTACCTGTGACAATGAGACATGGGACACCCTCTGTAACATTAACTGGTGATGTGCGTCTTTTAAATCCTGAAGCTCATGATTTTGTGAACGCCACAGACACTTTAACTTGTGGAGGAATTACGCCAACACTTGTGTATATGGGAAATATGTTAGGTTTGTTGTTCACTGGCTCTGTAACAGGTGTTACCGATACAACCAATGCAGATTACAATTTTCAAATAGTAAGTGCTAGTGACCATCTTTTTATTATAGATGCGGAGTTATAAATGAATTTTACATCTGTCAAATACGCTTTAGGAAGACTTAGTTCTGACGAAAATGCACCTTTAGAAAATGCCTCAATTATTGCAGTCTTAGATGGTAAAACATGGCACATACCACTAGACCCTGCTAACAGACACTACCAAGCAATCCAAGAATGGGTAGCTAAAGGCAACAAGATAGAGGACGCTGATTAATGTTGGGTGCGTCTACATTTGCTGAACACTCCATAGCAAATCAAGGCATCTTATTTTTTGATAGTGCTACCATGAGTGGCATATCATCTAAATCATCAGTTGGTGTTGGTATCTTAGCTGGTATATCTAGTATGGATGGTAACTTCACACAAAGTGCAAATGCTATTTACATAACGGCTGGTGCAAACGCAGATATTAGCTCGAACTTTGTTCAGACAACAACAAATATTAAACTTGTAAATGAAGCAACGCAGTCTTCTGCATTTATATTTAGTTTGTCTAGTGCAGCAATAGAAGTGGCTCTTGGCACATCTACACAAGAATTGAGTTTTACAAAAACATCATCTGGAGATATACTATTTGTGGATGTTGTAACGGATGCCACAACAGAAACATATACAGAAATAACACCGAGTGGCACAGAAACATGGACAGAGATTACGCCTAGTGGCACAGAGACATACACAGAAATAGTGAGGTAAGCATGGCAAGTACATATACATCAAACATAGGGGTTGAAAAGATAGGTGCTGGTGAACAAGCTGGTACTTGGGGTAATACTACGAACAACAACTTAGATATAATAGACAGAGCCATCAATGGTGTAGGATCAATAACTTTATCTGGTACAAGTCATACTTTAACAACTAGTGATGGCACATTATCAGATGGTGGTTTTAAAGTTCTTGTGTTAGGTGGGTCTCCATCTGGGACAAACACAATAACTATATCTCCTAACGACCAAGATAAAGTTTACATAGTACAGAATGGTACAAGTCAGACTGCTACATTTACACAAGGATCTGGTGGCAATGTATCTGTACCTGCTGGATCAAAGAAAATTATATTTGCAGATGGTGCGGGATCTGGTGCAGCAGTAACAGATGTAACAGATGCACTTGATGTGGCAACACTTAGACTAGCTGGTACTGCTGTATCATCCACAGCAACAGAGTTAAATATTGTAGATGGAGACACAAGCGCTGGAACAACAGCAGTTGCGGCAGGTGATGGCATTGTAACAAATGACGGTGGTACAATGAGACAGACCACTGCCGCTACATTTTCTACATACTTCAATGCAAATCTTGTAACAGTGCCAAGTGCTATAACATCTTCATCAGCTACGCTTACACCATCTTCAGCGCAATCTATATATCAAAAGGTCGATACATCTAGTAACAACGTAGCATTAACTTTAGCGATAGGAAGTTTAGCGATAGGTCAGTATATAATTGTAGATAAAACAAGTTCATCTAACACATTAACTTTAAGTTATCCATCTAACTCACAAGGTGTAAGTCTTGGTGACTCCGCATCTTTTGCAATAGCAATAAACCAAAATGGAAGTATATTTACTTTTGTAGAATCAATTAAATATTAGGTGATACATGGCAATACCATTAATATCAAATGTAGGATTTACTGAAGTAGACTCAAGTGGTAGTTTAAATACTAAAGCTGGAGCAACTAAAACAAAATTACCAATACAATTTTTTAGATTAACTGGAGCAATAACAGGTGCTTTGACACTTGATAATAACTCTGCACATAAAAAAATAATACTTGATACAAATGGTAACAACATAACAAACTCTACTGGTTCACCTTTGACAACAAACTCTAGCACGACACTTGATTTAAAAGGTAGCGGTAATGTGCAGTCTACATTAAAGACATTTACAAGTTCAGTAAGTAGCACTAGTAACACTGGAACAACAACTATAAGCGAAGCAGATAATTCAACTGTAGTTGTAACATCAGTTACTAGAGATGCAGACATATCTTTAACAGACGGTGTTTCTGTAACCACTGGTTTTGGTGGTGTTTTTTCTACATCAGATACAGTTTTACTACCTAACTCAGAAAAAGTAACATTACCACCTAATCCCGGAAGTAATACTGGATCTTTACAGTCTAGTGCAAGAACTGCTGGTGAGCAAATGTTGGCACTTGCAGGTGGAGATGCAAATATGACTAATCTTAAAGATTCTAATTTTAGTATAACTTTTGGTAATGGGGTTACTAAAACAGGTTCAGATGCCACAACTCCAAGTAGTAACACAGTAAGATTTTCAGCTAGTGGTGGTGGTCAAGTAAGTTTTACTATAATAGGCACTATAGGTGTTGATGCGTTTATGCGACCTACATTAGATTCAGGTTCTGTTTCAAGTATAAGAATACCAAACAACACAGTAGCAGGTGGTGGTAGAACAATAGCTTTTACAAACAACTTAGCCATATCATGCGTGTTAACTGGTGCAGATCCTTTTGATTCTGTAACAGTTGCTGCTGGTGCAACAAACACACAAACAAGATCAACGACTGACGGGTCTTTTAGTTTAACTGGTACTATATCTGGCAGTGATGGTAGTAGCAGACCTTTTGCATTAGTAGATATAAACGATGGAAGTGGTAGTGTTGATGAGACAGGTTATACGGGAACTAAATCAGTGAGTGCTTTCTAATGCCTTTTAATAAACTAACATTTAAATCAGGCATAGTATCAGATATTACCCCTTACAGTAATGAAGGTGGTTTTGTAGACTGTGATAAAATAAGATTTAGATTAGGGTTCCCAGAAAAAATTGGTGGCTGGGTCAAGCAAAGTCTCAACACTTTTCAAGGTAGCGCTAGAAGAATATTTAATTGGGTTGCTTTAGATGGATCTGATTTATTAGGTATAGGTACTCATCTAAAATATTATATAGAAGAGGGTCAGGTTTTTAATGACATAACTCCTATAAGATCTACTACAGGAGCTGGTGATATAACCTTCGCAGCCTCAAATGGCTCCACTACTATAACTGTTACAGACCCTGCTCATGGTGCAAATGAGAATGACTTTGTAACATTTTCTGGAGCATCAAGTTTAGGTGGCAATATTACAGCTACGATACTTAATGCAGAATTTCAAATTACATCATTAATAAGCTCTAATGCTTACGAAATAACATCTAGTGTAGCTGCTAATTCATCTGATACTGGTAACGGTGGTAGTAGCGTTGTTGGTGCATATCAAATAAACACAGGCTTAGATAATACTGTTGGAGGAACTGGCTGGGGTGCTGGTCAGTGGAGCGGTACAACATCTGGTGCTTTGGCAACACAATTAGCAGAAGCATTAGATGCAAGTGAAACTGCAATAGATGTAGATAGCGCAACAGGCATCACTGCTGGTGACTTAATATTAATAGAAGAAGAGCTAATAACAGTTGGCACAATAAGCTCTAATACATTAGGAACAGGTGGTGGTCCATCAACTAGAGGCTCAAGTGGCACAGATGCTTCAACACATGCAGACAACACACTTGTTAGATTAGCCACTGGCAATGCAGATTCTGCTAATGATTTTGTTGGATGGGGCAATGCTGCATCAGTTACTGTATCAGGCGCACAGATAAGACTATGGTCACATGATAATTTTGGAGAAGATTTAATTATCAATGCGAGAGATAGTGGCATATTTTATTGGGATAAAACTAATGGTTTTAGTACTCGTGCAGTGGAGTTATCTACTAGAGCAGGAACAAAGACAAGTGTACCCACAATAGCAAAACAAATATTAGTTTCAGACCAAGACAGACATTTGATAGCATTTGGTTGTGATGGTCTTGGTGCAAGTGCGTCAGCGACACAAGGTGATGGTATACAAGATCCCTTGTTAATTAGATTTTCATCACAAGAAAATCCTATAGATTTTTTTCCAACAACCACTAACACAGCAGGTGATTTGAGACTTGGTGGAGGATCTGAGTTTGTGCAGGCTGTTGAAACAAAAGAACAAATATTAGTTTATACAAACAAAACATTACATTCTATGAGGTTTATAGGCCCCCCATTTACTTTTGGTATAAAAGAGCTTTCAAAAAATATTACAATAATGAGTTCTTATTCAGCTATAGCTATAGACGATAGTGTTTATTGGATGGGTGTTGATACATTTTACTTGTATAACGGTCAAACACAACAGTTACCTTGTAGTGTAAAAGATAAAGTTTTTTTAGATTTGAATATCGAAGAGAGAGATAAGGTGCATGTGGGAGCAAACACAGAATTTGGAGAGGTTATCTGGTTTTACCCAAGTGCAAGTAGCACAGAGATAGACAAGTATGTAATATATAATTACATAGAAAACGTTTGGTATTTTGGAACACTGGCAAGACAAGCATGGTTGGATAGAGGGATTAGATCCTTGCCATTAGCTACTGGTGGTCAGTATTTATTTAATCATGAAACTGGGTTTGATGATGATGGATCGGCTATGACAGCGTTTGTAGAGTCTGCACCACTAGCTTTAGGTCAGGCAGATAGATTTGGATTTGTTAATTCTATAATACCAGATGTAAGTTTTTCTGGCTCTACATCTGTTAACCCAACAGTTGATTTCACAGTAAAGGCTAGAACACATAACGGTTCAGGGTTTACGCAAACAGATGACAGTAATACTGCACAAAGATCAGCAACTACTCCAGTAGAGGCTTATACTAACAAACTTGATTTAAGAATTAGAGGCAGGACTTTTGCCTTGCGTGTAGAGTCTACTAGTTTAGGCACAAAATTTAAGTTAGGATCGCCTCAAGTAAATGTTGTACAAGATGGAAGAAGATAATGTTAGTTACAAGCATACCACAATATGTGCAGGGTTTAACAAACGCCAAGTTGGATTTAACAACTACAGATATAACAACATTATATACAGCGCCAACTGTAGGTGATTTTAATGCATCTGTTGTGAATAGTATAATAGTTTCTAATGATTCTGGTAGCGGAGATACAATAACATTAACGGTTACAAATGGCACTGATGTATTTAGTTTGTTTAAGGTTAAGGCAGTTGCAGCAAACACATCTATAGAATTGTTAACAAGAGACCTAATATTGCAAGAGGGTGAGATATTAAAAGCTACAGCAGCAACAGCAGACAGATTACACATTGTGGCAAGTATACAAGAGTTTGCAATACACAGAACACCACAGGTAGATTTGTAATGACAGCATTTATATTGGCATGTTATCTTAATGGAGTAGCTGATAGAGATGGAATCTATTTTAGAAGTGCGGCATCATGTATGGATTTTAGTCAAATGTTAAGTAATCAAACATACATGAAAGACAATGAACAATATACATACGAATGTATATGTAAACTTGTGCCATATGTTAATACAGATAAAGTGAGGGTATATTAATGTTACAAGCTCTTATAGGACCAGTTACAGGATTACTAGATAAATTTATACCTGATGCAGATCAAAAGGCTAAATTGGCTCACGAGATAGCCACTATGTCTGAAAAACATGCGCAGGAGGCTCTGCTCGCTCAGTTAGAGATAAACAAAGCAGAAGCAGCTAGTGGTTCTATATTCAAGGGCGGCTGGCGCCCAGCCGTTGGGTGGGTCTGCGCGATTGCTTTTGCCTATCACTTTATCGTAAAAGATTTAATTATATTTGGTGCATCGTTTGCTGGTGCAGAACTGCCAGAGCTGCCTGATTTCGATATGGGTACACTTTTAACTGTTCTCGGTGGCATGCTAGGAATCGGAACGCTCAGAACCTATGAGAAGCAGAAAGGCTTGACAAAGTAATACAAGATTTATTTAGACATTTAAGGATACATGTTATGAGTTTATATAGAAATATACACGCAAAAAGAAAAAGAATAAAAGCTGGTAGTGGAGAGAAGATGAGAAAGAAGGGCGCAAAGGGCGCACCCACTGCAAAAAACTTTAGACAAGCAAAAAGAAAGAAATAATTATGGTAGCTAAACTTCATACAATTAGAAGAAAATTAGCAAAGAAACAAAAGCTAGGGTTCAGTGAAAGAGCAAGAGCAGTAAATAAAGGGTTATTACCTAGTAAGGCTAAGAAAGATGGCAAAAAAAAGAGATCCTAAAGTTGGAACAGGAAAGAAACCAAAAGGTTCTGGCAGACGCTTATACACAGATGAGAACCCAAAAGACACAGTTGGTATCAAGTTTGCCACAGAAGCAGACGCAAGAGCTACGGTTGCAAAAGTTAAGAGAGTCAGTAAACCTTTTGCGAGAAAGATACAGATACTTACAGTTGGTGAGCAGAGAGCAAAGGTAATGGGTAAGAATAAAGTTGCCAGTATCTTTAAAAGAGGCAAAGAAAGCATAAGAAAGGCACATAAAAAATGATGTGGTTTTGGTTAAGTTTATCTAAGTTTTTTAATAAAATAGGAAACTATTTTTATCACAAACATGTTATGTGTGTTAAAACAAAGACAAGGGAGTCAGTAAATGGACATACAAAAACTGCGACAGGAAATAGAGGCAGACGAAGGAAACGTACATGAAATTTATTTGGATCACCTCAACTTGCCTACTTTTGGGATTGGTCATTTGGTCCGTGATACTGACCCAGAGTATGGACAAGATGTAGGAACACCTGTAAGCGAAGAGCGTGTAAATAGCTGTTTTGACAGTGATATACAAGGAACTATAACAGATTGTAAAAACTTATTTGATAACTTTGATGATTTACCAGAAGAGGCGCAATTAATTTTATGCAATATGATGTATAATTTGGGGTACACAAGACTAAGTAAATTTAGTAAACTTAGAGCAAGTATATCAATTATGGACTTTACTGAGAGCGCAAATCAGATGTATGACTCAAAATGGAGAACACAAGTACCTAACAGAGCAGAGCGTTTAATAAATAGAATGAAAGCACTAGGAGCATAACATGTTATCAGCAATACTTAGTTTAGCAGCACCTCAAATATTTACAGCTTTAGGAGCAACGGCTATACCCTCTTTTGCAGCTAGTGCAATAGGTGGCGGCATAGGTAAGTTATTAGAAGGTGGTGATCAACAAGATGCATTGCAAGCTGCAGCTTTAGGTGGCTTAGGTGGCTTCCTTGGAAGCAAGCTAGGAGGTGGATCTAACATAGCTGGTGGCACTATGCCGGGGTTTGGCAGTGCTGCAGGAACCGCAGGTGGTGGAGCTGGTGTTGCAGAGACTTTTCAAGGCGCAACAGGTGTGGGCGGAATACCTGTAGCAAGCGGAGATATATACGGCAAGGTTGCTGACACAGGTTTTATGGCAGGACTAACAAGGCCAGAAGCGGTAGGTGCTGGTATAGGTGCTAGTTTAGCTCCAATGCCAGAGTTTAAAACAGAAAAAGAAGAAGAAAAAGAAATGCCAAGAGGTATGCCTATTAAAAATACATCTATATTTCCAGAAGTGGGATATGATGCAGGTAAAATGGGTGAGTTTGATTATAGAATACCAAGAAACTTTGCAGAGGGCGGTGAAGTAGAAGCTATGGATATGGCGATGGATGCAGGTATTGGTGGCATGATGAAAGAAGGAATAAACGACAAAGAATTAATTAGCAGTGCTATAGATGTACTGCAAGGCGAAATAGAAGATGAAGATCAACAAAAAGCTATATTATCACAGTTTGTTGCACAATTTGGGCAAGATGCTTTACAAGACTTGATGCAAAAAGTGCAATCAGGCGAAATACCATTTATGCCTCAAGAAGGAGATGGTATGGTAAAAGGTGCTGGTGATGGTATGGCTGATATGATTCCTGCTAATATGGAGGGAGATCAAGATGTATTACTTTCTGATGGTGAGTTTGTTGTGCCTGCTGACGTTGTTAGTGGCCTCGGAAACGGCTCCTCAGATGCAGGTGCTGATAAATTAGAAGATATGATGGATAGAGTTAGAGAACTTAGAACTGGCGGTAAAACACAGCCACCTGCTATACCTGATGAGATGATGTTGCCTGCATGATATGCACAGCAGTGCCTCGTGAGGCAATAGATATAGTTTGGGGTGATGTTAGCAATATGCTCAACAAAGCCATAGAAACTAGCAAGGGTAAGTATCATATAGATGATATTTATCAAGATTTAATAAAAGGTTATTACAACCTTTGGTTAATAGTAGATAATAAAGAGGGAGAAAAAGTTATAGCAGCAATAACCACAAGAATAATAGAATATCCAAATAGAAAAGCCATGGCTATGGATTGGATAGGCGGCAGAAGAATGATGGAGTGGTTACCTATAGCTATGGAAAAATTATCTAGTTTTGCAAAAGACTGTGATTGTAGTCATTTAGAGGGCTACGGAAGAAAAGCATGGATGAAAATATTAAAAAAATATAATTGGAAACCTGAATATATAGCTTATCGCATGGAGATAGACAATGGGTAAAGGCAGATCAAGACCACAACAACCTACAGAACAAAATATAGTACAAAGTTCATTGCCAAAATATTTTGAGCCATATGCCATAGATATGATCAAAAGGGCTGAAGCTGAATCTAAGAGGGAATACATACCATACGAAGGCCAAAGACTTGCAGATGAAAATACCGATACAGCAAGATCTAGAGAAATAGCGAGAGGCGTTGCGGAAAGTGGTATACCGGGCTTAACACAAGCTGCAACAGGTACAACTGCTGGTATGGGCAGGGCTATGGAAGGGTTGGGTTTCAGGTCACAAGATTTTGGCCTTCCTCAGGCTCAACAATATATGTCACCATATATACAGCAAGTTTTAAATGTTCAAAAAGATGCAGCCATAAGAGACTTTCAACAACAACAAGCTGGTAGGGGTGCTGCAGCAGTGCAAGCTGGTGCTTTTGGTGGATCAAGAAGCGCTGTAGAACAGGCTTTAGCAGGGCAAGGATTGCAAGACAGATTGGCTGAAATACAAGCCACAGGTCAACAAAAAGCATTTGAACAAGCTCAACAGCAGTTTGAAAGAGATAGAGCGGCACAATTAGCTGCAGAAAGGCAAGGTTTATCTGCGGCAGAGAGCTTGTCAGGGCAATCAGCACAACTTGCAGCATTAGGTCAAAAAGCTAGGGCTGGTGACATTGAATCTGCACAATTATTAGAAAAGATTGCTAAAGATAGACAGGCAAGAGAACAGGCAGGTTTGGACTTAGCTTATGAGGATTTTGTAAGACAAAGAGATATGCCAAGAGAAGATCTCACATTTTTATCTTCTATTTTGCGTGGTGTTCCTGTGCAGCCATCTACAGAGACAGTTAAATTTCAACAATATAATCCTGTTAAAGACTTGTTAGGCACAGGCATAGCAGGGTTAGGAATATATAGAGGGTTAACAGGCGCATGATAAATCTTTTACAAATACAAGACGATTTAAAAAACTTTTCTGAAGATCAGTTAGTAAGAGAAATGCAACAGCCTAGTGGTACTGCGCCTCAGTTTCTTGTTTTATCAGAGTTAAATAGAAGAAAAAGAGTTAAAGGTGAGTTTGCAGCTAGACAAGCACAACAAGCCCCGACAGTGGCTGAAGAAGTTGTGGCGGCTGCTGGTGTGCCGCAGTCAGGTATGATGGGTATGTCAGAGGCAATGGCCCCTGCAAGTGTTGATTCAGGTGGCATAGGAGCTATGATGCCACAAAATATGAAGTCTGGTGGTGTTATAAAGGCCCAATCAGGATTGCCTGAAGATCAGTTTGAAGATTTTGACTACGATGCAGTTAATACATTAGGTGACCCAATAGACGACTCTACAGGATTAACGCCAAAGTTAAATTTAACTTCTATGGATGACGATGTTCTTGATATAGAGCAAGAGTTAAGAAACAGACAGGCTATGCTTGAATCTGACAGAAACTTTGCAAAAAATATGGCTTTAGTACAGGCAGGATTAGGTATATTGGCATCAGATAAACCAACATTAGCTCAAGCAGTTGGTGAAGGTGGCCAACAAGGGCTAACCGCTTTTACAGATGCAAATAAAGCATATCAAGAAGGATTGACTGATGTATTAAATGCTAGGTCCAAGCTACAACAAGCTAGAATAAAAGCAGCAGGTAAAGGCACTTTAGATAGAAAAGGTGCTTTAGCAGCCTTAAGTTCTTATAATAATGATATAGCAGCTATCAGAAAACAGATAAGTGATATAAACGAAGCTGCATACAATAATCCAACTGATGAGCAAAAAGTACAAATAGCAAGTCTTATGGAAGAATTAAAAAGATTAAGGTTCGAGCAATCACAACTTTATGATTCTGCAGGTATAAGACCGAGACCAAAGATAAAGGTAGCTGATTTACCATCTTCAACAAAGAGTGGCTAATGGGTTTCTATTCTACTATAAGCCCCGTAACTGGTAAGTTATATGACTTTGAGATACAGGGTGATACACCTAATGAAGAAGAACTAGATAAGATATCTAATTATATTGCCAATGATGGTGTAGCCCCACAAGAAACTACAGTATCTGAAGCAAATGATGATGATGCTACATTTAGCGCAGGGATAGGCAGGGGCGTTGATTTAATACAGCAAAGTTATGGTTCTGCATTAGAAGGTGTTGGTAAAACATTTGGGATACAGGCACTACAAGATTATGGCGCTCAAGTAGCAGAAGATAATGAAAAAGAACTACAGGCTTCTGCAGGCAGTGCTAGGCAACTCGCTGATATAAATGATGTTGGTAGCTTTATTGACTACATGCAGGTTAATTTAGGTCAACAATTACCTAACTTAGCTCCAAGTTTAGCAGGCGGTTACGCTGGTGCAAAAGGTGGTGCAGCATTAGGATCTTTCTTAGGGCCTGCTGGTACGGTGATTGGTGGAACAATAGGCGGTATTGTTGGTGCTACAGCGGCTAATTTACCTTTTTTCTATGGCATGAACAGGGAGGCCCAAAAAGAAGAAATAGAAAAGGGCAACAAAGTAGAGTTAAGTGAGGGTGCGGCAGCACTTACTGCAATACCACAGGCTGCGTTAGATGCTATCGCAGATAGATTGTTAATAAGAGGTTTTTTAAGCCCATTGGTGTCAGGTGGTGGTTTGTTTACCCGAGGCGTAAAAGGTGCGGCTAAAGGTATTATATTAGAAGCTCCTACAGAAATAGGTCAGCAGGTTTTAGAAAGAGCGCAAGCAGGTAAAGAATTATTTAATGAAGAAGCATTAGATGAATATCTTGAGGTAGGTGTAGCTGCTGGTCTACTTGGTGGTACGATTAGAGGCACAGGTGAGATAATAGGCGGTAAAAGAGCAGCTAATAAAACAGATGAATTAGCTCAAGATGCTGTATTAGAAGAAGAGCAAGCCAGACAAAGAGGCAAAAACTTTCAAGATATTAGTGGTTTAAAAGCGCAAACAGTATTAGATGAAAATGAAAAGCAAATAAAAGATGCCCCTGTAGAACAGGTTGAGCCTTTTACTAGTGTATTTGGTAAAGAACTTACACGAAGCGCTGTAGACCAGAAAGTTGCCAGAGAAACAGCAGATCCTCTACAGGCGGCCAGAGAGACCACGCTACCATTCAAGCCAATAAAATTATCAAGTTTACCCAAAGATGAGGCATTGCGTATAGCGCAGCTTCGTCAACGCACCGGGTCCCAAGCACCAAGTGCTGACGTTACTATAGCTGAATTAGAAACTTCTATAGGTCCTCAAGCAGCGCAGCGAGAGAGGATTAAGCAAAAACCATTACTTTCACAGACTAAGGCACTCTTTGAAAGGCAGATAAATAATCTAGACACGCCACAAGATATATCTGCATTTGCAACAGACACAGCAGGCGTAATAGAAGAGTTAATTGCTACAAATAAACTTAATCAAAAAAATCTTACACAATCATTAGATATTAATAATCAAGAAGCTGCTGATGTTATAACGTATTTAGAAAATGCAGGTTATGTAAAGCGTGAAAAAGGTAGGTTAAAGAAGAGCAACGATAATATAAAAAGCCTATCTACGAAAGCTGATGCAACAAAAGCCAGAGCTAACGACTTAATAAAAGAACAACAGAATATAGAAAAACTAGGAAACTTACCAGATGAAAATCAGCTGTTAGATAGGATAACTCAGGAGTATGCGCAACTACAAGAAAATGCTTTTCAAATAGAAAAACTAGGGAAAAAGGTAGGTAAAGACACAAAAAAATTAAAAGCCTCTAATATTACACCTGACTTTGTTGCCAAGCGCACATCAGACAAAGCTGAAAAAGCGCCATTTACAGATGAGTATAAGTTAAAATTAACTTCTGTACTTAATAATTTAAAGAAGCAACTAGTTGATCTTGGCTTAAAAGATATAGAGCTAAGAGATCAAAGCATTATAGAGAATGATGCCAGTATTGAAGGTTACTTTACCACATCCCCTGCTGGTAAGCGTGTCATAGGACTCGCTATGGATCTCTATGATCCTAATTTAACCGATGCACAGCTTACAGATAAACTTGCTGGTGTTATGAACCATGAGTTAATTCATGCGTTAAAAGACATGAACTTCTTTACAGAGCAAGAATACACAACACTTGTAAATGCAGCTAATAAGAGAAAGTTTGTAATAGAAATAAATGGTGTAGATACCACCAGAAAATACACATATATGGAGAGAGCGGCTCGTATATATCAAAAGAAACCAGATGGCACAGATTACACAAAAGAAGAGGTGGCAGAAGAGGCTATAGCTGAAATGTATAGGCACTATGTACAAGGCAGATTACCTGTCGTAGCCAAGCCAAAAAGTATATTTGACAAGATTACCAGATTCATCAAAGCAATATTTACATCACATATAGACTCAGGTTTTATGAATGCTGATGATATATTTGCTAATATCAATAAAACAAATATAGAGCAACGTATTAAGGATCGTGCTAACACACCGTTAGCGGCAAGAAGCAACTCAAAATATTCTACTGCTGGTGTAGTTGCTGGATACATTAGACCTAAATTAGGTAATATAGAAAGAATCAAACAGTCATTCAAAGATGTTACAGCAAGAATAGATGTTTTAGAAAAAGCTGCAAAAAGATTACAAAACGATGAAATAGATTACAAGACGTATGATAAATTAGTAAATGATGTTAAGCCTATAGTTCCTTATGAAACTGTGCCTAAACCAGCTACAGTACAAGAAATGACTAATGCTCTTGATGAGAATAAAGTTGCTAAAATAAATAAAATATCAACCATACCAAATGGAACTCCAGTACAGTTAAGATTAGATATACCTGCTTATACAAGAAAGGGAGTATGGGTTCCAACGATACATGGGACAAATGAAACTGACGCATTAGGTTTAGGAAGAAGAAATCAATCTATAGCCCATGAAAGCGTAGCTATAGTTAATAATGCAGATTTGTTTATGAAAGAAGCATTTCAAAAAGTAGGTTTAAGAATAGCCTCGGGTGCGCAAAAAGGACCGTATGCTACAATAAGTGGTGAGTTAGAGCAAACAACCCCTGATGCGGCATTTGCAGAAGCACAAGCGGCTTTAAATGATCCTACATTTATTCAAGTTGGTTTTGATCCTACAAGGCATTCTTACTTTTACGATAGAATGACAACACAGCCAGTTATATCAGCCGATAGAATAATACAAGTTGGCCCACTTGTTATGGCTAAAAATCCTGTTTTTGAGGGTAAAGAAATTTTTAAATATTCTAAAACAGGTTCTTCTATAGAGAGGGCCCGTAGAACATTCGATAAAGATGGCGATGCTCTTATCGATAGCACTATAGTTGATGAGTATGATGACAAAGGCGATATAAAGCCACAGCCTGAGTATCAAACTAATCCAGACCAAGCTACACCTGCTGTTAAAGAAAAAGTACTAAAAATTGATGCTTTAAGAAATCATCAAAAGAAAAGAAAAAACAAAACATTTGATATACATTCTGACAATCTAGAAGAAAGAGAAAATAATAGAGAAAATGTTGCAATAATGCTTGCGGCTGAAGCTGAACGGGCATTGCAAAAAGATAATAATGCTATTGGGTGGTATGGCAGAACATTAGATAAAACAAAAAAGTTAGTTACAAAACTTTTATACTCTAATATAGACAAGCCTAGTCACAAACTTGCTTTTGATTTTGCTTTATCTGTTACGTCTAATGGTATAGGCGTTATACAAAATTTTGGTTATGCATCACAACAATATGAGGGTTGGTTAAAATCTAGTGATGTAGATTCAGAAAGAAGATTTCCAGTAAACGGATGGGGTAAAAGAGTACAAGCTATGGAAAAGGCTTTTGCTTTTTATAACGCCATGAAAGACAATGGTGTCTCTACAGAAGAGTTTGTAGAGTTTATGAATCACAAAACAACTCCTGCGTTATTAAGAAAAAATAGCTACATATTAGAAACGCAACAAACCGTAGATAGTAAAGAAGCTGCTAATGAGCCTGTAAATGGCTCGTATATTATAGGTCCAAAAATAGGTCAGGGTTTTTATCAAAACTTAATTGGTAATTTTGATAATTTGACTATGGATATATGGTTTACAAGAACTATAAATAGATTAACAGGATTTCCATTTGAACCACCAAAATTACCAGCTACGTTACAAAGACAAATAGAGCGAGTTGATCTTGCTTTATCTGGTAGAAAAAGAGATGGAAGAGCGGCTAATGCTCCTATAATAGATAATCCATTAACAGATCTAGATATTGAGTTAATACAAAATACAGAAGAAGCAACAGGTATAGATGTGGTAACTGAGGCAAATATGCTACAGTTTTCAAAAGAATATGCCAAAGAATATCAAAGGTGGAGAGGGAGAACTGAAAGACAATTTGAAAAAGAAACAGGTAGAAAAGCTAAAGAATTACAGTTACCCGAAAAAACAGAATTACAGTTAGCAACAGAGGCGTTTGTAAATGCAAGAGAGGATGTAGAACAAGAAGACCCAAGAAACGTACAAGATAGACAGGCATTTAGACAAATTGTTAATAGAGCTAGAGAAATATTAAAAGAAGATACTGGCACTGATATAAGTAACGCAGACTTTCAAGCTCTTATTTGGTATGCAGAGAAGCAATTATTTGAAGCTCAAGGAGTAAAGAAAGCACAGGGTGATGATAATGATTACCTAGATGGTGCTATATTTTTATTACAATCAAAAGGAATAGAAAATGACCAAATCACAGAAGCACTTCCCGAAGCAGACAGAGACAGAGTCTATAGTAGAACAAGTCCCTATGGAAGAGATGGACAATTTCGTGAAAGAGTTACTGGAGAGTTACAGGTCGAATCAGACACAGACACCGAAATTGAAGGATTAGGAGAAAGCGAGACTATATATGAATTTATAGATCCTGAGCTAAGAGCCAAAGCTGAAGAAGATGGATTAGATATTAAATACTCTATGCTTGGTAGTATGTTTACAAAAGATCCTAGTTTATCTTTTGTAGATAGACCTGTTAGGGGTGTGCAAACTAAATTTGGAGATGTTTTAGGAAATATATATGCAGCAAAAAGAAAGAGAGAAGCAAGAAACAGCCCATCTATTAAGCTGTTTGGTTTAGTTGAAGATATTAGCGGTAAACTCAATCATGTTGTAGTACAAGAAGGCACTCATATAGATTTAGGTAATGGTAAATATAGTGGTTTTGGTTTAGCCCATATTAGAGGCAGAAGATTTAACAAAGATGGTAAACCAATATTAAGTCATTCACAAGAAATACTGAGAAACCATGATTATGGATCTGATTTAGAAGCTATTGAGCAAATGCTTAAGGCTTATAAAACACAGAAAAACAATTTTGCAAAAGCATTTTACGATGAAGCCCGTGATAATATGGGTATTAGAGTAGAGCCTGACGGAGGTATTGGCAATAATGATTTAAGAATAGAGTGGACAAAAGCTAGAACTAAAGATGGCAGTGAAAATAAGCTAGTCATGTCACTCAAGTATGACAACACCACTCTAAAGAAAGGTGGTATGTTTGGCAAACCTGTGCAGACATTGCCTCTATACACTGTCCGTACAATATTCTCTACACCACAGCAGTCAGAGAAAAGAAAAAGATCTCAGATAAGTTCTACACCAGTTAATGTTACAAGCCCTAATTCAGCACAAATTGCAAAAGATATACAGGCTAAAAGACAAAAGATTAGATATGATAATTTATCAGGGATAATAGCAAAAGGTCTCGGCTTAACCATGCCACAAGATGAAGCAAAACTAAAAGCTCAGAGATTTTTAACTTATTTTCAAGACGCCATGTTACCTGTTGGTGCATTAATGGATAAGTTGCGTAGTGAAGGCTTAACAATCACTGATGCTATGGATACATATATGCAAGAAGAGAGATATCAGGGTGTTGCTGGTAATAAGGTTAGAATAGTTCAAGAAGAATTATTTGAACCTATGATGGAAAAGATAAGAAAACTAAATATATCTGATGCAAAAATAGCTCAGTTAAAAGCCATAAAAGGCCCAGTAGATCTAGGTTTCTTTGCATTTGCAGATGAAAAATATGCAAGCCAAAAGTTAGCGATTATGGATACTGTTCTTTACGCGCAGCACGCTCTAGAACGTAACGACTACATACGAAAAAAGACAAATGGTCAAAATAATGCAGGCTCAGGCATGACTGACAGAGAGGCTACAGAGATAAATAATTGGGTGCAGAGTCTTACACTTGCAGAGAGGGGTCAGATAGAAAATGTTGTAGCAGATGTGAGAAAGATAAATGAGAATACTATTGATGCTAGAATAGAAGCTGGACTTCTTCCAAAAGATACAAAGACAAGAGATAGAAGTGATCCTGATGCCATTATTATCTATGATAATTATGTTCCTTTACAAGGTGATTTAGATATAGAACAAGAGAAGTTGTTGTATGACGAGGGTTATGGGCGTAAGCGTAGAATAAGTAACTACTTTGGTATAGCAGGCAAGCTCGACAAAACAGCAAGAGGTAGAAAATACGATAACTATGCCCAAAATATAATTGCTTCATTGATGGCACAAAATAATAACACTATTGCAAAAGGTGAAAGAAATAAAGTTGGCTTATCCTTTCTTAATCTAATCCGGGGCCAAGAAGAACAAGCTGACGGATCTATCGCTACAAACGCCACCCTAGCTACAGAGATGAATAAAATAGGAGAAGATGTAACAGGTCAATCTTTGCAAGAAAGAAGAGGTAGAGATATATCCGCTACAGATGAGCTAATTTTAAGAGAAAATGGTCAAGAAAGAATAATACATATAAAAGATGCAAGAATAGCTAATGCCTTAAATGGATCTATGAACCCACATCAAAGTAATAAACTTATTAGATTTATGGGTAAACTTAACAGATATCTATCTGCTATCAACACCACATATAACCCATCATTTGTAATACCAAACTTTTTTAGAGATTTAGAAACAGCGGGTGTAAATATTCAACAATACGATGAAAAAGGGCTAACAAAAGAAGTTACAAAAGGTGCTTTTTCTGCTGTTATCGGAATCGTAAAAGAACTAAGAAATAAAGGCAGTAATGATCCTTGGGCTATAGAATATAGAAAGTTTGAAGAGGCTGGCGGTAAAAATGCCACTAACCAAATGAGTGATCTTCAAGATCAAATAGAAAATGTAAAAGGATTATTAGATGATATAAGCGAAAATACTTTAAAAAGTAAGTTTGGTTTGCAAAAAAGACAGTTTGTAGGAAAAAATATTAATAGTGCGTTAACTTTATTAGACGATGTAAATACAGCAGTAGAAAACGGTGTTCGTGTAGCAACGTTTAAAGCGCTGCGTGAAAGGGGAATGACTGCAACACAAGCCGCCCAAGCCGCTAGGAACGTCACCGTAAACTTTGCCAAAGGTGGTGAAAACAAAGTTGCCATGAATAGTTTATATTTATTTTACAATGCATCGCTACAAGGGTCTATGGCACTTATAAATGCGGCTATTAGATCTCCTAAGGTAAGAAAGCTATGGGGCGGTATGGTTGTTTATGGAATATTCCAAGACCAGATCAACTCATTATTTTCTGGAGATGAAGATGGCGATGGAATTAAAGACTATGACGAACTCCCAAGATACATACTTGAACATAACTTAATCTTTCCAACACTTGGGTTAGCTGAAGACAAGTTTATATCTATACCTCTTGGCTATGGACTAAATATGGCAGTTAACTTTGGAAGAGCTTTAAGTAGAACACAGCGTGGCGAGTACACGGCTGGAGAGGCTACTCGCACCATAGTGGGAACTGCTGTAGAAAGTTTAAGTCCTATAGGTGCTTTCGATCATTTCTTAACATTTGCATTGCCAACAGTTGTAGATCCATTTGTTAGTCTTTCTATAAACGAAGACTACAAAGGAGATCCTATTTACAAAGAAAGCCCTACATTCTCCTCTGTGCCAAAGCCAAATAGTCAACAGTACTGGTCTAATACTGGCAGAATACCAAAGTTTATAGCGGATCAATTAAATACATTTACAGGTGGAGATGAAGTAGAGGGTGGATTTATAGATATGTCTCCCGATGTAATAGAATATTGGATAGACTATCTTACTGGTGGTGCGGGTAGATTTGTTCAAAGGACTGCCGAAGTTCCATTCAATGTTATGGATGCTCTAAATGGTGATCTTGAGGTAAGCCTGTGGAGTACAGTTCCTTTTGCAAGAAAGGTTATTGCTTCCCCCTCCGAGAGGCAGGATACGGGTAACTATTTAGATAATAGACAAGACTTATTTACAATATTAGCGAGAATAGATTTAGCAAAGAGATCAGGGGATCGTGAGGCAGTTATCGCTATGTACGACAAATATAAAAAAGAACTTACTATTGCGGGAAGATTGAAAGCAATAGACAATGCAAGAAACAGAATCATCAGGCAGATTAGAGAAATCGAAAAGAATCCTCGAATACCTGAAGAGACAAAAAAGAATCTTATACGTCTACGCAGAGACAAGATAAAAGACCTACAACAAACTGGCTTGATATTAATGAGATCCGTGGGCTTCAAAAAAGCGGGATAAAAGTTAATTTTAACTTTTGTGCAGAAGTTAGATATAGAGTGAATGTTGTAGTGAATCCCCGGGTTAAAATCAAAGAACATCCTAAAAGTTAGCATATCAGCAGATCTTTTTTACCGCAGCGAGCTGATAAGTATGTTAGTTGGCGATGTGAGTATATTTCGGTTACGGCAGCGAGTCCGCCATATTACTATCATACTATCATTGCTTAATTTTTTTGATTAGTTCCTTGAGATACCATTGTGCTTTTTCAAGATCCTCTATTTGATTCTTGTTGTTCTTATGCTCGTATCTCCAAAGGTATTTCATTACATTACCTTGTAAGTAATACTTGTAACCATCTCCTAGTGCTGACTGTATTGCGTCTATACACTCTACCTTACCTTTTCTGTAGTGCTTTGGTCTGTTAACGTTATCTTTATTCTTCATCTAAATAATCCTCTATGTTTTCTATTTTGTGTTGATTAATAAATATTGGTGTATCATCTCCAACCCAAGCACCTATGGTATTGAAGTTAAACCATTCTATAGCTTCTTCTTCATTCCAATCATTGTCATGCATCAATATCATTATGCACTTATCATAATCATATAATGCTACTTGCTTTCTACTAAAGGCACTTATGGTAGTGCCTACAAAAGCATCTTCATATCCATCTGCTAGTTTCATTAGTATCTCCTACTCTTTTAAAATATTTCAATTCGAAGTGACACATTGGCTCTTGATCTTGCCAATCGTTGCGGTCTGATCTGCCACCTTGCTTGATGGTGAAGGGGCAAAAAACATCCAAATACACAATTACATCTAGGTACGACACCAAAATAATAGAAGTCGTATTTGTTTGGTCTGCAAGTCTTCTAGCTTCTAATATCTTTGCTAGTGATATTATGTATGTGGGAAATGTTCCAAAGTTGTGAGTTCTGCATTTTACTTCCGCCCAGCCCACCAGATCATCGTTGCGATATATTGAATAATCTAATTTGTATGACATTGGAAGTTTGTAGTAGACCACACCCCAACATTTTGAGATGTGATCTAATACTTTTTTTTCTGATTTTCTATCTTGAGAATTTTCGTATAAATCCCTAGCCATAAGTTAAAATTAACTTCTAGGGCTATTCTCTAACCAAGCAACAATGTCTTCTTTCTTGTAAAGTTTCTTTGGTCTGTTTCTTTCAGACCTGACTATCTCGAAACCTTTTGGAAAGTTAGAGTTCTCATCCTTGATTATGTTATATAAAGTCATGCGACTTATAGAAAGATAGTTGGCAACACCATCTAAGGTTAAATAATCTGATTGTGTATCAGCATTATTCTCCGACTTTTTCTTGGTCATTCTCTTTCCTTTCGTCAGGTGTTCCGTCTTCATTCAACTTTACCATGACAACCATATACCTAGAACCAACCCAATCTTTATGTAAGTCCTGAGGAACGTCATTAGGATGTATGGTTAATTTTATATTTGTTCCGTTTTTGTCTTGCATCATAGATGTTTTGACTGCCTCGAAACTAATGTTAGGCACTTTATTTTCTTCTTCCATTTATCTCTCCTTTAGAATGGTATTGGATCGTCAAAGCTATCGTCATCCTTTGGCTCTTCTTTTTTAGTTTCTTTAACCTCTGTGATTCCGTCTCTTCTATCTTTTTCTACGTTGGCAATTATCCTGAGATAAGGCTTTTGTGTAGTTCTGCCTACCTTTTTCCAACCAACTAGATTTACTTTTGGGATTGCAATTCCCTCATTCTTTTGTGCAATGAGATCATTAACAACATCCATTTCAAATTCTAGAGATCCTGAGTAGTCAGGGCTTTTCTCAGTCCTCTTAGATTTAGCGGTAAACAATGCTCCCGTTGCGGGAAATTTATTATCATCTTCCATTTTCTTCTCCTTTGTTATTTTCTATTTCCAATGATCTTGCTTTGAAAGCCTCTTCAACTTCCTCGAAGTCTTTTTCAGATACTGCTTTCAATATTTCTCTAGGCTCTTTGTTGCTCTTCCAAAAATTTACAATGTCTTGTCTATTGTTTTGGATAGGCAAGAAAGTTATAAAAACTTGTTTTATAAACTCTGCACCCTTAACCCATTCCTCTTTTCCATTTAGATGAACAAATTTAGCTTTGGGCAGATCGTCTTTATCTTCAGTTTCAATAGTGCCACCCTTTATTTCTTTAGGTCTTTCTTCTTTAAAACTGTCAGCCTCATCCTCTGCATATACATCCCCGTGCAAACCAACAAGTTTTAATATTACTCTATCCTTGGCTCTTTTTTCTGCCATAGCATACGGATAACTATTTTTATTGTTAGATGGAGATGCCTCGCCTATAGACCATTCAGATTTATCGCCCATATGACCCATGACCATAAGACTAACGATACGTTTACTGCTATCGCTTTCTAATATCTGAGGGGCATCAAATTTTATATTTCTTTTTACCGCCACTTTTTC